AGCGACTGCTAGCTTAGCGGCTTCTGGCAGCGTCACAGCATTCGTTCTTGAGACTCTGTCTGCAGGTACAGTGATGAACAACACAGGCGGTACTGCAGTTAACGGAGCTCTTCCTTCAGGATCTTCAGCAAACGTAAGATGGGAGATAGTGAGCTCTGATTCAGGCTCAGGACTGTTCAGCTTGGTGATCCGCAGAGGAGACGACTACGAGAACAGCAAAACTGTGCTTGAGTCTTGGAACAACCTCTCTTTAGATCCGAACCAGAACAACTACATCTCTTACGTGATAGGAGACCAAGTTCAAAATGCTATAGCAGATCCTACCACAGGAAACTACTACTTGCAAGTTACTGGATCTTACATCAACATAAGCAAGTACGTTAGAGTTAAATCGGTGAATCTACCTACTCCTAACTACTTCAATTCATACGGCCAGCCACAAAATCAATACACAAGCTCTCTTCCTTTGGTAGGATCAGGGTCTGTTAACGGAGCATTCGGCGGAGCAACAGGAGGACTATACGGCTCTTTTGGAATAGAAGCGCTGAACATGTTCGAAGCAATCCCAACAGTGGCATCAGTAAACGATACTCCTGGAACTAACATCCAAGGCCTACACGCATCAGACTACGATCTGGCGATAAACCTGCTTGGAAACAAAGACTCTTACCAGTTCAACTCGATATACGCTCCAGGCATAACAGCACAGAACGCTGTTACTGAGATCAACGCTCTTTTGACTCTTGCACAGAATAGAGGAGACAACATCGCAGTCGTAGATATGGGTGGATACGCTCAGAACATAGGAACTATAACTACACTCGCTAAGTCGTTCGATAACTCATACGGAGCTACGTACTGGCCGTGGGTACAGATAAGATCAGTAGAGACAGGAAGAACAAACTTCGTTCCAGCTTCTACGATGGTGCCAGCAGTGTACGAATACAACGACAAGATCGGCGCAGAGTGGTTCGCTCCAGCAGGCTTCACAAGAGGTGGAATGAGCGCAGTTCTACAGCCAGAAAGAAAGCTTTCGATCGACGACAGAAACACTCTGTATGCGTCTAAGGTCAATCCGATATCTATATTCCCAGGAGTTGGTACAGTGATATACGGTCAGAAGACGCTGCAGCAGAAATCATCAGCTCTCGACAGAGTCAACGTTAGAAGACTGTTGATATCTCTGAAGTCTTACATAGGTCAGATCGCAGACAACCTGGTATTCGAACCAAACACTCAGGTGACAAGAAACAAGTTCCTGAACGCAGTGAACCCATACCTCGCAAGCGTACAGCAGAGACAAGGTCTTTACAGCTTCTCAGTTGTGATGGACGATACGAACAACACTCCGGCTGTGATAGACAGAAACGAGCTTATAGGTTCTATATACTTACAGCCAACCCGCACAGCAGAATTCATCTACTTAACATTCAACATACTGCCTACAGGCGTAACATTCGGATAACATGAACAAAAACACAATAGTACGAGTAAAAGTGCCAGCTGCACTGTATGAGTCTCTCAAAGGCAAAGTGATAAAAGAGGCATTTAAAAACCCAAGAGCAGAAGCTTTTGATACACTAGAGTCTTTAAGAGATTTTGGAGTATCAGACACCAAGATCTTAGAATACGTTCTTGGTAATGCGATGAATGGGTCTGAAGCTGAAGAGGCTATGAGATATGCTTACGAGGAGTTCATTGGAGATGATCTAGAAGGAGAAGAAGATCTAGATGAAGCCAAAAAGAAACCATCAGCAGGTCTCACCAAAAAGGAGAAATCAGCTGTAGTCAAAAAGGCAAAGTCTGGCAAGGACATAGGCAAGAAAGGCAAAGGATTCGAGAAGGTCGCAACGAAAGCAGCCAAAGAGTACGGCTCAAAAGAAAGAGGCCAGAAGGTAGCAGCAGCGGCTATGTGGAAAGGACAGGCTGCAAAGAAAAAAGCAAAGTAACGATATTTATAAACGAACAACAAGAATAAAACTAAAATAATATGGCAGGAATTTTGGATCCCGCAGAAATCTTTTATACGGCGTTTGAACCTACGGTAAGCAACAGGTTCATCATGTACATCGACGGTATTCCCTCATACATGATTAAAAAGGCGTCAGCTCCTAGTGTTGAAATGGGTGAGATCAAGCTGGACCACATCAACACCTACTTTAAGATAAAAGGTAAGGCTGAGTGGAAAGACATCGAGCTATCTCTCTACAACCCGATATCTCCTTCAGGACAGCAGGCTTGCATGGAGTGGGTTCGTCTTCACCACGAATCAGTGACCGGTAGAGATGGATACTCTGACTTTTATAAGAAAGATGTTACTTTGGATATAGTAGGACCAGTGGGAGATATTGTAAGTGAATGGATCGTAAAGGGCGCATTTATCAAGACTTTCTCAGCTGGCAACTACGACTGGTCTACATCTGATCCTACAGAGTTGACATTGACACTCGGTTGTGATTTTTGTATACTCAACTACTGATTCTTAATTATTAGAATATTTTTATTCTAAACTATTAGGCAATACCAACAATAGATAAAAAAAGAAGCTCCACTCAAAAGGAGCTTTTTTCTTTTTAGATAAATTTCATTATATTCTATAGAGGGGAAAACTTAGAACCTCAATATATATAATAAACACAGTTACACATGGCAGAACAAAAGTTTGCGATCCCTACCGAAATGGTAGACCTACCTAGCAAAGGGCTGGTATACTCACCAGAAAGCCCACTCTCTAAAGGGAAGATAGAGATGCGTTACATGACAGCAAAGGATGAAGACATCCTAACAAACATCAACAATCTCAGAGCAGGCACCGCTATAGAGAAGACCTTGAGAGCTCTCATAGCCTCAGACGTTGTGTACGAAGATCTCATACTGGGAGACCGTAACGGACTTCTCATAGCTGCAAGGATCTTGGGTTATGGCAAAGACTACCAGTTCAAGTATCCTCACCCAAGGACAGGAGAAGAAGAGGTCGTTACAGTAGACCTCCAGTCTATGGAGTACAAGAAGATAGACGAAAGCATATTCAAAGGAAAGAACGAGTTCGACTTTGAGCTTCCATTCTCCAAGAACAAAGTGACTTTCAAGCTGATGACTCTTGCAGACGAAAAGAAAGTAGACGAAGAATCTAAAGGCCTTAAGAAGGCTCTTGGGCAAGATTCAGGCGCTAGCCTTAGACTGAAGTATCAGATAACGTCTGTCAATGGAGACTACTCAACAAAGACCATAAGAGACTTTGTAGACCAAGCATTGATGGCAAAAGATGCAAACGCCCTAAGACAGTACATGGCCCAGATAACGCCAGACATAGACACAAAGGTGAAGGTCACTTTCAGCGATGGGGAGGAGGCAACCCTAGATCTCCCGATAACTGGAGATTTCTTTTTTCCCGGGAGCGGAATATAGAGTCGTCTTCATGACTGAGGTGTTCGAACTGACCTACCACGGTGGAGGAGGATTCACGTATTCAGAAGTCTGGAACATGCCTGTGCCGCATCGTAAGTTCAGCTTAAAGAAGATAGAGGAGTTCTTGAACAAAGTAGAAGAGAAGCGTAATGAATCCAAGCAGGTAGTCACTGAGAACACGAACATGAGCAAGTTCCAGATGCCAGATGCTGTAAAAAAAGCGATGGAAAAAGGACCTACTTTTGTTTCTAAAGCAAAGAGCAAAAACTAACTTTGCTTGATATTTATTTCATATGGCAGATGCACAAGGCTTAGATCCCAAAAAACTCAGAGAAGCATACGACCTCTACAAAGACATAGTACAGTTCTCAGGAGATCTTACTACTAACACCAAAAGGACTATTGATGAACTCAAGAAGGTAGCCAATTTCATTGAAGACATCAATGCAAAGTATGAAGCGATATCAGATACTCAGATAAACTCCAAGAAGCTTGAAGCTGATATAGAGAGGGCGTTGGGAAGAAGAGCTGTTGCACAAAATAGGCTTGCTACAATAAATGAAGCTATACAGAAGTCTGCTGATGAGAAACTGAAGAAAGAAGATGATCTACTGCAAAAGATAGAGAAAAAAGAAAGCCAAATTGCTAAAAATGCCACTGCCACAAGATTAAAAAAATTAGCGGACCTCACAGCAGAGCTTGATTTTCACAGGAGAAGTGTTACTGCACAAGAAGCAGAGTACATTGCGTCTAAGAAGGTTACAGACAATATGAACGAGCAGGCTGCTGTGTTGCAAGGTCTTTTGAAGACTGAGAACATGGTCGTAAAGCAGATGGGTGTCTCAGGAAATCTTGTAGGAATACTTGCTAAGAAGCTTGGAGTCGGAGATGAAGCTTATGGTAAGATGGTCCAAAAGTCTCGTGATCTCGTAAAGAACCAAAACGAAGTCACGAATCCTGGTAAATGGAAAGTAGCATTAGTTGGTCTTAGATCTATAGGAAGCGAGTTCTTAAAGAGCTTTGGAGACCCCGCAGTTTGGGCAGTCGGACTTGCTAAGCTGTTCTCTGCTGTAAAGAAGACAGGGTCAGCGATAGCATCTGAGCTTAAGAATGGAATGAAAGCACTGACTCCAGAAGGAGGAAGCCCCATATCAGACCTAACGTCTGGTTTCTCTAACGTTCTGAAGACTATACCACTCATCGGTGGAGTTCTGGGTGGCCTTGTTGACACTTTCTCCATGTTCCTTGACATAGTAGTCAACTCAGTAAGCCAAGTCCAGAAGATGGGCAGAGAGATGGGTCTGAGCGCAGATGAAGCATTAAAGCTCAACAAGTACTACTCTGATTTTGCAACCAACAGCAACAACGTCTTTGTCACAAGCAGAAAGATGTTTGAGACTCAGATAGAGCTCGGAAAGCAGCTTGGGGTGATGAACGGTCTTTCAAATGACAGACTCGAAACAGACATAATGCTGAAGAACGTCGCAGGGCTTGAACTCACAGAGAGGACAGGGCTTGTAGAGGCGTCAGTGCTACAGAACAGGAATCAGAAAGAGATAATCAAAGGCGTATTCACCCAAGTCGCAGCGCTTCGCTTGGCAAAGGGAATACAGCTTGACCAGAAAGGAGTGCTCAAAGAAGCTTCTACGTACGGAGGCTATCTCGGGCTTTCGTTTGCAAAGTACCCAGAGAAGCTCACAAAAGCGCTTGTAACAGCAAAGTCTCTAGGCACCAGCCTCAAAGAGATGGATAGCATCGCAGACTCTTTCTTGGATTTTGAATCTAGCATCTCTAGCCAGTTTGAGGCGCAGCTTCTTACAGGCAGAGATCTAAACCTTGAGACTGCAAGAAACCTCTTTTTGAACAATGATCTTGCTGGTGCAGCCCAAGAGATAAACAAGCAGGTCGGATCTTCTACAGACTTCATGAAGCTCAACAGGATACAGGCAGAGTCTATATCCAAAGCGTTCGGCATGACAAGAGACCAAATGGCAGACATGCTGAAGAAGCAGGAGTACATGAGGATCATAGGAGCAAAGCAGACAGACGACTACAGAGAGCAGTACAACCTTGCAATAAAGAAGTATAAGACTCAAGAAGCCATGGCAGCAGCTATGGGAGATGAGGCGGCGAACGCAGTGATCTCTGGAGCAGCCAACGAAAAGATAGCCGCGTTCATAGACAAGATAAAGCAGAGCTTTGCAGACTTGGTATCCAGCTCAGGAGTTGGAGCTTTCATAGATAAAGCGATAAACTTCTTATCACAGCCAGACAGCCTCAAAAAGATAGTAGGAGGAATACAAGACTTCTTTGTTAAGGTGCTTGACGTGACAGGAGCTATACTTGGAGGCATCATGAGGTTTTTGAACTACTTCCCAGGGATAAACATAGACGAGGGGATGATAAATATGGTAGAAGGAGCAGGAGCTCAGCTCAAAGGAGTTTCTCTTGGAGGACTGTCTACTCCAACATCTGGAATATCATCGATGAGCGCAGCTAACGCAGCAGGATCAACAGCTATGACAACATCTCCATCAGCTGCAGCTTCAGCAGGAGGACCTGTAGTAGTACAGAATGAGTTGACCATAATACAGAAGCAAGAAGACGGAGCTACAACAAGAAGCACGATAAGAGGGCTGAGTGACCAACAGTCAGCAGACAACATCAACACTAGCAGGTACTCAAGAACACTAACAACAGGATAGAATGGCACTAGTAAACCTAACAACACAATACGCTACTTTAAAGTGGGACCCTGCTACAGACGGCGGAGTTCCGCACACTGACTATTCTGCGAACAACACGCCAGAATCAGCGCAAGCAAAATTCAACCTGATACCATCGTCCAACCAGTACCAGTTCTATAACAACAACCTTAAGAACAAAGGCTTAGATCAGATAGAGTCTGTAAAGATAGTCGATGGAAAGCAAGGAAGCGGGCTCGGGTATCTAAAGACCAGCATGCTAGATCTTTCTTTTGGCAAACCACCGTTCATAACGTCTGACGCATCCGGAAGCACAAATTCTGACACGGGAGACTTCTTCCCATCGCCAAACAACCCTGGACTAGAAGGAGACTACCGCAGAAGAGTAGATGAGTCTAGGATACTGTCTTTCATGAACACTACAGCAGGAGTAAACTTTGTCCAAAAGCAAAAGCTGCTGGGGCTTACGAATCCAAGGATGGAGACAGGAAAAAGCAACTTGTCTGGAGTAATCTTGGAAAACACGAGAGCGTACTCAAAGAATAACACAGTGAGGCAAGCAGGAATGCAAGGCACAGGAGCTCATCTATCCAGACTGGGAGACGCAGCATACTCGACCACAGACATGTTCTACGCAGAGACAGTGGGGCTGCAAAACGTGTACAACAACGCGTCAACAAACAGGCTTCTTCTTCTGAACAGGTTGAAGATGAGAGGTGGAGTGCTTGGCAACATGTTCTCTAACGGGGTCAACGGGTTTATAAACGGATCCATAGACGTTTCTTTTGCAAAGAGCCTTGGAGTGTCTTTAGACCCGAATTTGATATTCAACTACTCAGGAGGGCCTAACTCTCTTGGAGACCGTGGAGACACCATAGTAGGAAGGTACACAGACACCACGTACGTCTACTCTCCTATGGTGATGAACTACAACGAGATCGCAAAGCAGACTTCTATAAAGGGAGCTCCTATAAATGCTACGAACATACAGGACTTCAGAGCAAACACACAAGCAGTTCAACCTGCTTGGGACTATGCAAATAACAGCCTAGAATACAGGATAGGCACAGGCAACTTTGGTCAGCAGAACAAACCGCTGAACTACACTGTCAAAATACCAGGCGCCACTGACGCTTTGAATGCCATGTATCCTGTGGTTTTTAATAATTTAGGAGGAGACCCTTACGAAAATAATGACATGCTTGCTAAGTTAGGAGGAGTAAAAGCCACAGACATCATAAAGTTCGGATTTGAGTGCATGAGCAACGATCAAAACGTGTCTACTGCGCTTTTCTTCAGAGCCTTTTTAACAAACGGATTCACAGACAGCAATGCAGCAAACCTGACCGCCTTCAAGTACATGGGACGTGGAGAGGACTTCTTTACATATCAGGGGTTTTCAAGGACGATAGGATTCAGCTTCAAGATCGCAGCTTTTTCAAGAAGCGAATTGAGGCCGTTGTACAACAAGCTAAACAACCTGATATCACAAGTGTACCCAGATTATTCTGATGGAGGCATCATGAGAGCTCCATTAGTGAAGGTGACCATAGGAGACTATTTGTACCGTGTACCTGGATTCTTGGAAAGCGTGAATGTGACAGCAGACAACGCAACTCCATGGGAGATAAATCTTGAAGGAGATCCTGGAACAGATGTATTGCAGCTTCCACATGTAGTAGAGGTATCAGTATCATTTAAGCCGATACACTCTATACTGCCAAAGAGACAGACGGAAAAGCAAGACAATGCCGCATCAGGCAGCGTTCCTGTTTTAGTAGGCAGAAGCGGATTTATAGATCCAGTAAAAACTCTAAAAGTAGACCCATTGAGTCTAGCTCCGCTAAATACTTTTGCAACACCAATACCAACGTCGCCAAATCCTTATCAGCCTGGAAATGGATTAGACATTACAGGGACTTCTTTAGACTTTACAAAGAGCGCACCAGGAACAGTTCCAGGAAAATAAACAAAGATGAACAGATACCAGAACATACCTACTACAAAGAATTCTCCAAGAGGGATACCATTCTATGTGAATGCTGTGTATCCTGACATACCACTCTCAGACTCTGATAGCTATTTGATATCTACAAGAGGAGACAGGATGGACATCATGGCGCAGAAGTTCTATGGAGATGTAGACCTCTGGTGGATAATAGCATCTGCAAACTCTTTGACAGGAGACAGCCTATTCCCCCCTATAGGGATGCAGCTGAGGATACCTGCTAACATACAGTCGATCATAAATGATTACAACCAGATAAATACCATAAGATAGTTATGCTCACGAACAACGAATTCGACAAGATATGTAACATTGCCGGTTACCCCATGTATCGATGGACAGCGGCTCAGATACAAAAGAGAAGTGAGATATTGCAGAACGAGTCAAGAAGCGACAGCGACTTGCTCTACCTCGCAAACCGTGGATCTTGGTTCAGAGCAGTTTCGTCTATAGACCTTTTTCCTTTGGACTCTTCTAAAGGAGTGTTATACGCGCAACCGTCTCAGATAATAAGAGACTTCCAGCAGATAACACCAGAGAACGTGATGATAAAGAGCATGAGTGACCTTGCAAAGAACTACATACTCTTTGGTGGAGTTTCTGCATATGCTCAGCCAGGCGGAGGGCTCAGGTCAGGCATAGACCCAAATGGAGCTTACGGCATGCTAGGATCGTCAGAGGTTCACACGTATGGGTATAAGCCAATGCCCGGTATAACGTCAGCTACAGTAGAGACTACCGGAAAGATGGGATCTCTTCGACAGGCTACGATAAACTTTAAGGTCTGGAACAAACAGCAGCTTGATATAATAGACGCTTTGTACTTCAGACCAGGATACTCTATCTTGCTTGAGTGGGGACACACAAAGTATTACACGAACAGCGGAAATCTAGAATCGTCAGAGCAGTTCATGATAGATCCTTTTACGAAGAAGATGACCAAAGAAGAGATAGCTATCAGGATAAACTCTGGCGCTCAAAAGTCTCATGGAAACTACGGAGGGATGCTTGGATTGATAACTCAGTTCAACTTTACGATGACGCAAGACGGAGGGTTCGACTGCACAGTGAAAGCGCTTGCCATGGGAGCTGTGATGGGAGACCTCAAGCTCAACCACCCCACAAAGATGGCAAGAGCGTATGAGCAGGAGCTTAAAGTTTACTTTAACAGGAAATATAAAGAGCTGCAAGATGTGGCGTTAAAGACTTTGGGAGCTGCAGACGCACAAGCTCAAGCAGAACTTGACAAGAAAGACTCTTCTGCCTTCTTTTCTAAATTGAAGATAGATGATCCGTTCACTACTCTGCTTTACAACACAGGTAACATAAGCATAGATCCAATTAACCAAGCTGTTGGAGACACGATAGGCGCGAAAGAAAAGCTGATGCAGGCAGCATCAAACTACAAAGACACTAAAGCTGACATATCGTACATGCAGTACGTAGAGACTGGATCTACTATGCAAAGTAACGACAAGTTCTACAATGCATCTTTTACCACTACTGCGCCTGTTACAGGATATGCAAACGGTGTACTGTGGTTCGATAACGTAAAAGAGTACATAAACCACGGTCAGGACATGCTTGTGACTTTAAACTTTGCAAAGCTTGAGAATGATTTTTACGACAAGTTTGGAAAATTACCGAACGATCCTACAGCAAAGAAGAGCGTCAGCGATTATTTTTTTACTACGCAAGTTGACAACCCAGGTAAATTCATCACCTACGGATCAAAGAACAGCTCTGTAACTGATCTGATCTCAGGAAGCGCTGGTGTTGTAGAAGAAGCGTATTTTTCAGTCAGAACAACGTTTCTAGTAGATGCTTCTAAAAAAAGCGCAACTTCAGAAGCAATAAGCGCTTTTGAAGATCCAGCTACAAAATATAAAGTTGAGATTTTACAAGTAGACCCTGTTAAAGATTCTCGCTATGGAGTCTATGTGAAGCTGAGTTCTACTACAAAGTCAAATGATAAGATCTATATAGAGCTTGGACTGGCACCAGGTGAAGATTCTGACGTGGGGAACGGAGGTTCAGATAAAGCAGCAGCAGGTCTTGATTACGAAGGTAGGTATTACCTCCCAGATCTGTCTCTGATAACAAGCATAGATGTGAATAGCACAAAGCCACCCCTAGTCCCAGATGAAAAAAACCTGACGAAGGACAAGCTCACAGTAGAGTACAATGCGCAAGTACAACAGGCGAAAGATCAATATAACAATGCTATAAACAACGCATCACAAACTTACGACTTCGACCAGTTCAAAGCCTCATTGGATTCAGAGTCTGCGTTGGAGATGATGCTGAAGTCTATGATAATATACGCAGATAATCACACTGCAGCTCTTGGAAGAGTAAACCCGAACGTAAGCATAGATTTTTTCAAGAACCTGTTTCAAGACGGAGCATACAGCAAAGCGCTGGCAAACATACTTGACCAGTCTTTAAAGCCTGTAGATCTCAGCGGATACTACAAAAGCTACTATGACGGATCTTTGGACGCTGCAAAAAGGCTAGAGATAAACTTGAGATACGGTAACAACTCCTACATCATGTCTGGAGAGAACCTTGGAGATGATAACATATTTCAGTCTTCAAAGATCCCGCAAGTTGACTTTGAAAAGCTGTTCACTCCTCGTACATTCAGTTTTGGAAATAGCATGACGGTGATAGAAGACAGCTCACACCAGATCGCAGTGAAAGAGTTCGTCTACATACCGCTTGGTCTGTTCATGATGATGCTCAACCACACTGCTATACTGTACAACTCACAAGACAACCCGAGCGCAGACAATCCGAATGCAACGCTGTCTCCAATGGCATACATAGACTTCAACCAGTCTACCAACTTCTACCAGAGCAGTGTGAACCAGATATCTCTTGATCCTAACAAATTCTTGGTCGCTTACAAAGGAAGGAAGACAGACTACAAAAAGCTGTTCGATTCCAGCTTGATAAAAGGAGACTACCTCCAGTACCAAGCGCCTGCAGACAAAGGAAGCTCAACAAACCCTGTACACAACAAAAGCACTGCAGTCTCTAGCTCTCTTTGGAACCCAGAAGACGGAGAGAAGAACGGTCTATCAAGCCTGCTTCCAAACCCACATGCAGACGTACAAGGAAAGTCTAATCCATACATCGGAAGAACTATGGAGATCATGGTGAATGTGCAGTATCTCCTAAAGATTATAAAGGACCTGTCAAGGCAGAGTGACACCTACGAGACGTACTTTCAAGGGATCATGAAGACTATAGTCCAAGACATCAACAAGTGCATGGGTGGATACAACGCATTGAGGGTCGCCTACAACGATAATGCAAACTGCTACTCCATAGTCGATGACCAACTGATACCAGCAGATCCTAACACAGCCAAAAGCAGTACTATAGGAACATCGTGTGAGATACCAGTGTTCGGTAAAGGGTCAGTAGCGAGAGCTTTTGACATAAGAACTGACATAAGCAGCAGGGTGTCTAGCATGCTTGCGATATCTGCAAACCCTGGAGGAACTCAAAACCAAGTGGGGATGAGCAGAGACAACTCTGACTTTGGGATATACAACTACAACTTCATAGACAGATACAAGCCGTATACTGTAGACAACTCTGGCACTGGAAAAGACAAATTTATAGCTGCTGACAACAACTCCATGTTCAGCATAGCTGCTAACTTTGATTCTGTCATGCAGAGGATAAACGGATACTACAGTGGAGAGGTGACACCTAAAATTGAAGCTTTGAGCGAAGACAGCATCAACAGGGCGATAAACTACTACATAGAAAGGATGTCTTACGTCAGAAACATCAGCAAAGGATCAGTGCATTCTGCTATAATACCTCTGAAGTCAAGCGTGACCATGGATGGCATATCGAGCCTGTACCCGTTCCAGCTCTACACTCTTTCAGAACAAGTGCTTCCGTACAGGTACAACCAGAAGAATCTCAATGACCGCAAAGTAGCATTCTCCATATCCAAGCTGGTGCATAGCTTCGAGAACAACCAGTGGACGACTGCAGTAGACGGGTTCATGACTCTGCTTAAGAACCAAGAAGACTACGAAGATCAAAGTGTATTCAACGCACCACCACCCGCTGTAAAGACTTTGAATGCTACAGCTAACCCAGGCCCGGTCAATGGAGACACTACTGGCTTTGATAAGGCAAAGATACAAAAAGCTATAACTTTCTTTAAAGGCAGAGGCTATGGAAAAGTAGGCACCGCTGTGGTAGTAGGCAATCTTCTCCAAGAGTCTGGGTTGATCACCACTGTATCGAACAAACGGGGCAGTGGCGCATATGGGATAGCCCAATGGCTTGGATCAAGATTAGCTCAGCTAAAAACTAAGCATGACTACAACAGTATTGATGTGCAACTTGCGTTCATAGACATTGAGATGTCTAATACTCCATTTGTAGAAGAGTGTAAAATTCTAAAGACTACAACTGACCTCATGACAGCTATCAATGCCATGGGATTCTATGAATTTCAAAACTCGTCTGTACAAGATCCAGAAATAAGGCTTGCATACTCTAAAGACATTTTGAACAGGATAGATAAAGGAGAATTCGGAAAATTTTAACCCATGCTGAGATACTACCCATCTTCTAGGATACAGACAAACCAGAACACAGCTGGAGGAGACTTCACGCTGAATGGCGCTCCTTATGTAGGAAAGTACTATGTGGCGTATGATGGCACTGCTTTCACAGGACCAGATCCGCTACAAGGTCCAAGTGAGCCGTTGAAACCCGTTCTAGACACCAAGGCATCTTCTGTGCTTTCTAACCCAGCGCTTCCACAATCTCTGCAACAGGCGTTGATAGCAGCAACTCTAGACAGGAGTTCTGTGTCTTCAAAGAAATCAACTCAGCAGCAAAACAGTCCCATCAACTTGGGAGGAGGACCTGTGCCCTACTACCCGTCTCCTATATCAGACGACTACGGCAGAGGATACCTGATAAGATACTTTGCAAAGAAGACGAACGACAGAGGGTACGTGATAGAGATATCTCCAGAAGAATACACGAACATACAGAACGGAACTGCTCCGTATGACATATCTATGTATATGACAGGGCAGATGATGTGGAAGTTGACAGGTTCACTAAACGCCGTGAGGATATCCCAATACGATACTCGAGCTGGAATAATCGACACCAACAAACGGCTGACTGAAGAGCTCAACAAGACTATGATAGGGATGACAGACTTCATAGGAGGACAATACAGCAAATGGGCAAGACCTACGACTTAAAACATAGACTACAAAAGTTCCAAAAGATAACTTACATTCCTACTAATCAGGTTTTGACAAATGTACTTTATCATAGAAACATCAGAGCAGCTCTCAAAGCTCTCTCCAAGCGAATCGTGCTTCATTCAAGTAGTATCATCTTCAGACAGGTATCATCCTAGGCTATCCAGATGCTCACTGGTCTACTATAATGATGGAGCCAAAGGTTACATATTCCCCGTAAACCATAGCGAAGGATTCAGCCTAGAAATAGCCCAGATTCAATCTTTCATAAACTCGCACAAGAAAGTCTACTTGCTCGATAGGAAGTTCCACTCGTACTTTCTCCAGATCGATAACGCAGTAGATCTGAACTTCACGAGGATGGACCAGGGTATAGACGGATCAAAGCTAGAGTGCGATACGATGATACACAGCGACTTCTACATGAGGATGGGCGCTCTTCCAAACCTAAACGAGATCCTGCCGATAACGAAGCACTACGAGAGGTGCCAGTGTCTCTATAACAAAGTCCAGTCCCTGTTTGACCTTGAGAATGATCACAGTATATTAGACAGAGCCTGTGAGGCATACGGATGGGTAGAGAGGCAGGGCGTCGCCATAGATGAAGAGGCACTAGACGACACGTACGCAGTGCAGTCAAAAAGGAGCTTCGTAAAAGGTGGGCTGGTATACTCGTACTACAACATGTACAACACCACAGGCAGACCTACCAACTCTTTCAACGGCATAAACTTCGTAGCAGTACCAAAGACCAGAGAGTTCAGACGGTGTTTCGTTCCAAGACATGATTATTTGGTTGAGTTCGATTTTGACTCGTATCATTTGAGACTCATAGCACGGCAGATAGGACACGAGTTTGAAGATCAAGACCAGTCGATACACATGCAGCTAGGCAAGATATACTTTGGCAAGGAAGAGCTGACAGAAGAGGAGTACCATAGGTCAAAGGAGATCACGTTCAAGCAGATGTATGGTGGGATAGATGACCAGTACAAGGAGTTCCCCTTCTTCTCAAAGCTTGGAGACTTCATAGACGAGATCTGGAAGAGGTACAAGAGAGACGGTTCATTGATACTTCCAACAGGGACATTGCTCAGAAAGAATCCAGAGATGAACAAGCTCAAGCTATTTAACTATTGGGTGCAGAATCTAGAGACCAAAAACAATGTACAGAAGATAGAGAGGCTTAGGGAGTACATGTCAGGAAAGACAAGCCAGCTGGTGCTGATAACCTACGACGCCTTCCTGTTTGACTACTCGGTACAGGAAGGCAAGGAGTTCCTCATCAGAGTCAAGCAGATACTCGAAGAAGACGGATTCAGGGTAAAACACAAGCACTCAAAAGACTATTTTTTCGACTAAAACCCGATATTTATAAAAACAATCAGGTTATGACAACGATCACGTTAACGCAAGACTCATTAATGAATAGGCTCTTTTGCAGCTTCACACCCAAAGAAAGACTCGAAGAAAGATTGGCAGAGATAAACGGCCAATACAAGATCCTATACAGCAAGATCTTCGTGTTGACGTCTCCAGAGTCTGACGAGTACATGTGCACATACAACATCGAGGTCGAAGGACATGAGACACGGATGCTGAACAACACGATCCTTCTACACAGAAAGAAAGAGAGCAACACGCTCTACACGATAAACGCGCTGAATACCTTGATCATGAGCCTGAACAACGGCATGATGGACAACAAGTTCCCTATAAACTGGCAAGAGTACAGAAACTCAATGCTCCTGACGCAAGGCAGCGCATTTCGAAAATTAAACACCCTCGTACACAAGATAGTGGCGACTTCATAGATCTATTTTTCTGGATCGATATTAATCATTACATTCTTTTATAAACAAATAGTTTCAAATATGGCAATAGACGTTGCAGCATTGAGAAGTAGACTAGCGTCACTTCAGAACCCAAAGGGTTCCAAATCTGATCAACCCAAGACTCTATGGAGATCAGCAGTAGGCAAACACTCGGTGAGAATACTCCCGTCTGTTTTCGACAAGACAAACCCGTTCAAGGAGATCTACATCTACTACGGGATCAACAACAAGACGATGATGTCTCCAGCGTGTCATGGAGAGAAAGATCCGATCGCAGAGTTCACTCAGAAGCTACGTAAGTCTTCTAACAAGGAGGATTGGCAGCTGGCCAGGAAGATGGAACCAAAGATGAGGGTCATGGTGCCAGTGATAGTGCGTGGCGAAGAAGACAAAGGCGTCATGCTTTGGGAATTCGGCAAGCAGGTTTTCATGGAGCTTTTGGCGATCATGGAAGACGAAGACGTTGGCGACTACACAGATCCCATCTCTGGACGCGATATCACGATCGAGACGACATCTCCAGAGCAGAACGGCACAAACTTCAACCAGTCAAAAGTAAGGGTGAGAGGCAAGGTGACTCCTCTGTCTGAGAAGGAATCAGAGATCAAGAAGTGGCTCACAGAACAGCCAAATCCACTGGATACGTACAAGCATTACTCTTACGATGAGATGAAGGCAGCGCTACAAGCACACCTGAACCCAGAAGAGGAGACAGACAAGCCAGAGGTAGTCATCGCACCAGACAACGCTCCAGAGATCCCAGGCGGAGATCTTTCTTGGGAAACGCAGGAAGAAAAGCCTAAGAAGAAAGAGACTAAGGCAGAGACCAAGTCGTTTTCACTGAGCACAAAGAAGAGTGATATCGATGCAAAAATTGATGATCTCTTCAATATCTAATCCAATTAAAAAGGTTACATGGCAAAATCAGAAAAGAAAGAGAGCCTCAATGGGGCTCTCTCTACAGCCATCAAAGGCGAATTCAATCTGGACAAATTCAAGAAGTCCAAGAACCTATCAAGCACATCTGTAAAGTTCAAGGAGACGAGGTGGATACCTCTCTCCAAGGCTTTCAGTGATACACTTCAGATCCCTGGCATACCGATAGGACACATCACTCTACTACGAGGACACTCAGATACTGGCAAGACTACTGCGCTATTAGAAGCAGCAGTGCAAGCTCAAAAGATGGGCATACTCCCAGTGTTTATAGTTACCGAGATGAAATGGTCTTGGGAGCACGCAAGGTCAATGGGTTTACAATTTGATGAGGTCGTCGATAAGTCAACAGGAGAAGTGGTAGATTACAGTGGCTTCTTCATATACGTAGACAGGGAAAAGATGCAGTGCGTAGAGGACGTGGCGGGATTTATGGCAGACATCTTAGACGAGCAGAAGAAAGGCAATCTACCGTATGACATATGCTTTCTGTGGGACTCGGTGGGGTCTATACCTTGTCGTCTGAGCATAGAAAAATCCACTAATAATAATGAGTGGGCTGCAGGTGCTATGTCGACTCAATTTGGCAACTTCATCAATCAACGTATCATTATGTCGAGAAAGGAGAGCCAACCCTACACCAATACACTTGTAGCAATAAATAAAGTTTGGGTAGCAAAACCAGATAATCCAATGGGACAACCAACTTTACAAAATAAAGGAGGTAATACTATGTGGTTTGACTCTACTCTTGTAATCACTTTCGGGAATATTTCAAAGGCGGGGACTAATAAAATAAAAGCTACAAAAAATGGAAAAGACGTGGAATTTGCTAAGAGAACTAGAATTTCATGCGATAAAAATCACATAACTGGAGTTACAGCTGTAGGCAAAGTTATAATGACAGTGCATGGTTTTATTGATGATTCTCCATCAGCGATAAGTAAATATAAAAATGAATATTCGCATGAGTGGATAAAGGCGCTAGGTTCTGAGATATTTGATATTGTAGAAGAAGAGGATCCATCAAAAAATGATATATTTGATATTGAAGATTCTTAAAAATCAAGTATTTATTATAGATAGAAAGTTAGGGCAATTAACTATCTATAATAAACTTATTGGACTCTAGAATCATTGGTCATTGCCCGACCTTTGACTTCAATGAGTCCATTTTATTTTATGGATTACTTAAAAATATATAATAGATTAGTCTGCAAATGTAAATTGGAGAAAAGAACAAAAAATAAAGAGGTTTATTACGAGTCTCATCACATAGTGCCAATATGTTTGGGAGGAATTGGTGATAGAAGAAATACAAACAATAAAAATATAGTTTTATTAACTATTAGAGAGCATATATTAGCGCACTGGTTATTACATAGAAGTTTTCCTGAAAATAAAAAATTAACATATGCTTTTCATTTAATGTGCATTAAAGATAAAAATACAGGTAGACATAGTATAAGAATATCAGTAGAAGCTAAACAATGCTATATTGAAAGTATTAAAAATAGAATTCCATGGAATAAAGATAAAAAATTTCCACATAAAGTAAATTCAGGATCATTTTTCATTGGAATGAATACGTGGAATAAAGAATTAAAAACATCAGAAAAAACTAAAATTGCACAAAGTGAATCTGCTAAAAATAGGCCTTTGGCCCAATGTCCGCATTGTAAAAAAATAGCAAATAAGAGTAATATGATCCAGTGGCATTTTGATAATTGTAAATATAAAAATTAAATCTATAGTAGAATATGAATAGTAGATATGCAGAAATGATAAATGATCTTTCACAAAATAATACACAGACCGTCGACTTAAGCCTGAATTCAAAGGTTTTCATAGTCGACGGTCTTTAACTCAACAACTTTCTCCGATCCTTCGCGATGATCCAGCACGTGAACCCAGCTGGACAGCACATAGGAGCTCTAACTGGGTTTCTCAAGTCGATGGCATATGGGATGAGACTGATAAGACCAACACGTGTCATAGTAGTATTTGATGGCCGCGGTAGCTCAACAAATAAGCGTTACCTCTATCCTGAGTACAAAGCAAATAGGGGTATAAAGAGAATCACAAACTGGGACATGTTCGATTCCCAAGAAGAGGAGTCTGATGCCATCAAGAACCAGCTTCTGAGGCTCGTGGACTACCTCAAATGTCTTCCCATAGATCTGCTATCGATAGACAAGATAGAGGCAGACGATGTCATAGGATACATAGCAAAGCGCATAGGAAAAGAGGTGACCATCATGTCTTCGGACCGAGATTACCTTCAGCTTGCATCGGACAGGATCAGCATATACTCACCTACAAAGAAGAAGTTCTATTCTCCAAAAGACGTCTTGAGCGAGTACGAAGTGACGTCTCACAACTTTCTAACCCAGAAGGTGCTGCTTGGCGACAAAGGAGACAACGTTCCTGGGGTAAAGGGATTAGGCATCAAGACTTTGCTTAAACACTTTCCAGAGTTAGGAAAAAGTGCTACTATCAGTCTAGAGCATGTCATAGAGAAGTGCAAGGACGGCGATGTTGCAATGCTCAAAAAGATCTACGACTTCAGAAGCCAGCTAGAGATCAACAAGAAGCTCATGGACCTAGACGAGCCTAACATACCAGCAGAGGCACAAGAGGAGATAGACCAGATGATGGGCAACCCAAAGAAGGACTACTATCCAACAGAGTTTACAGAGATGTATAACGAAGATCAACTGGGACAGAGCATCACAAACCTACCTTCGTGGCTATACACAAACTTTAAGTATTTAGCAAGTATTTCCTGATATTTATTATAGATAGAAGCTCCTGCATGAGTTATCTATAATAGAACTTATTGGTCCTTTGAGATAGAGAGCATGCAGGCTCTTTGTCACTTTGGACCATTTTTATTTTATGGCATATGTGTATCGTCATATAAGACTAGACAAGAATGAGGTTTTTTATATAGGAATAGGATCAGATAAAAACTATAAAAGATCTTATTCAAAAAAGAACAGAAATATTCATTGGAATAATGTGATTAATCTTACAGAATATAAAGTAGAAATTATGTCAGAAGAATGGTTAACTTGGGAAGAAGCCTGTGAAAAAGAAAAATTTTGGATTATATTCTATGGAAGAGCAGATCTTAAATTGGGACCTTTAGTTAATATGACAGATGGTGGACAAGGTCAATTTGGTTTTAAACATTCTGAAGAAACAAAACGATTATATAGATTATCCAGAAAAGGCCATTTAGTTTCTGATGATACTAAAAAAAAGATGAAAGAATCGAATACGGGAAAAGTAAGATCAGAAGAAACTAAATTAAATATAAGAAAATCTAAATTAGGGATATGTTTATCTTTACAACATAGAGAATCAATTTCTAAAGGTCAAAAAAATAGAGTAAAATCAGAATTAGAGAAGGCAAATATTAGCAGAGCTCTTAAGGGAAAATCTAAATCAGAAGAACATAAAAGAAAATTGAGCATATCTAAAATAGGAAATACTAATAGATTAGGAATAAAAAATCCAAAAATACAATGTCCGCATTGTAATAAAATTGGAGGAAATAACGGAATGACTCAGTGGCATTTTGATAAGTGCAAATATAAAAAACCAAATATATAATAAAGTTATGGCACAATTAAACACGCTCAACGCGTATGGAAGTGGATTTCAAATAAAAGTTCTTGCTTCACTTTTACGTCATAAAGAGTTCCTACAGACGATACACGACGTTGTAGAGCCAGAGATGTTCGATTCGCCGGCGTCACAGTGGATAGTCAAAGACATTCTAAAGTATTATTACAAATATCATACCACACCGTCACTAGAATATCTTCAGATAGAAGTCAAAAAGATAGACAACGAGGTCCTCAGGGTCTCGGTAGCAGAGCAGTTGAAAGAGGCGTTAAAGACGGCGAACGAAGACAAGGAGTACATAGAACTGGAGTTCTCAAGCTTCTGCAAGAACCAGCAATTAAAGAAGGCGCTACTCAATTCCGTAGATCTGCTTTCCAAAGGCCAGTTTGAAGACATAAGGATCATGATAGATTCTGCGTTAAAAGCCGGTGCAGACAAGAACGTAGGACACGAGTATTTGCAAGACATAGAGCAGAGGTACAGAGAAGACGACAGAAGGGCAGTGCCTACTCCATGGCCAAAGATAAGCGATCATCTCATGGGAGGACTTGGAAGAGGAGACCTTGGCATAATATTCGGAGGACCAGGCTCAGGCAAGTCTTGGTTTCTGGTCAACATAGGAGCTGAGGCAGTCAAGCAGGCGCTCACTGTCAACCACTACACGCTAGAGCTCTCAGACATCTACACAGGCAAGAGGTACGATTCTGTGTTCACCGGCATAGGTTTCAAGGAAGTCCACCTGCATCGTAGCAAGGTAGAAGAGACAGTAGCAAACTTACCAGGCAGACTGACGATAGCTGAGTTCCCAATGGGCAAGACCACAGTCAACAAGATAGAGTCTCACATAAGGAAGTGCACCGACATGGGACACAAACCTGATCTGATCATCATCGACTACATAGACCTATTGAAGTCAAAAAGGGTCGGAGGAGAAGTAAAGGACGAGATAGATGACGTGTACACCGCGGTGAAAGGCATGGCAAGAGAGCTGAACATTCCCGTATGGTCTGTGTCTCAGGTGAACAGGGCTGGGGCAAAGGATGACATCGTAGAAGGTGACAAGGCAGCAGGATCGTACAACAAGATCATGATCGCAGACTTCATACTGTCTCTGTCCAGAAAGAGAGCAGACAAACTCAACAAGACAGGTAGAGTGCACATCATGAAAAATCGATATGGACAAGACGGTATGACGTACAATGCGATGATCGACACGGACAACGGTACGATAAAGATAGATGAGACAGAGCTAACAGAAGAAGAGATACACGCAATGCAGGCAGCTACGAACAACGCTTTCAAAACCTCTAACAGCTCTAGTCTGACTTTTGAAGAGAAATCCATACTGAGTAAGAAATTCTTTGAACTTTCCAAGTAATTTCTCTCTCGACTCAGATATTTATTGATACGAAGAAAACATAACAATACACATGGCAAACTTTCTAATAGACTTGTTCAATAAAGCGATAAAGGGAGACGGTTACAGAACCACTCAATCTCTTGACAAGTACAACGATAGCATCGCAGCTCTCAACTCTACTAACCAAAAGGGAACAAACACAATAAAGCTGAAGAGCATGCAGAGTACAACTCCAGCTGCTTCAGGCAACACTACCATCCCAGGTAAGTAACATCACACACCACTAAGATCAAACTGATGGACCCATCTCAGGGCCCAAGTTATAAACTATTCTCAAAACTTTAACAGAAATGAATATCTCACAGGAAATATTATCAGATATTACAGTACACTTAAAATATTCCAAATACCTCCCAGAACTACAGAAGAGAGAGTCTTGGGAAGAATTGGTAGACAGAAACAAGGCAATGCATCTCAAGAAATATCCCAATATGCAAGCTGAGATAGACTGGGCTTATGAATTCGTATATGATAAAAAGGTGCTTCCTTCTATGAGGAGCCTGCAGTTCGGTGGAAAGTCGATAGAGATATCTCCTAACAGAGTGTATAACTGCGCGTACCTTCCTATAGACGACATACACGCTTTCTCTGAGACGATGTTCCTGCTGCTTGGTGGCACGGGAGTAGGTTTCTCTGTACAGAAGCACCACGTTGAGAAGCTGCCAGAGATAAGGAAACCGAACCCAAAGAAGCACACAAGGTTCCTGATAGGAGACTCGATAGAGGGTTGGGCAGACGCAGTCAAAGCCCTGATCAAGTCCTATTTCAGAGGTGGATCATCGATTAACTTTGACTTCTCTGACATACGTCCAAAAGGAGCAATGCTAGTTACTTCTGGCGGTAAAGCTCCAGGTCCTCAACCACTGAAAGAGTGCTTACTAATGTTAGATGGAATACTCAGCCAGAAAGAGGATGGAGATAAACTCAGCTCGATAGAGGTTCACGACATGGTCTGCCACATAGCTGATGCAGTACTTGCTGGGGGTATAAGGAGAGCGGCATTAGTATCACTATTCTCAGCTGACGATGAGGATATGATCTCTTGTAAGACTGGTCAATGGTGGGAATTAAATCCGCAAAGGGGTAGAGCGAATAACTCGGCTGTACTTTTAAGGAATAGACTTACAAAGGAATTCTTTATGGATCTCTGGAAGAAGATTGAGAACTCGGGATCAGGAGAACCGGGTATATTTCTTAGTAATGATAAAGATTTAGGAAGTAATCCTTGTATGGAAATTGCACTAAGACCATATCAATTTTGCAACCTTTGCGAGGTAAATGTTTCAGACGTAGTAGACCAAGAAGATCTTAATGACAGAGTAAATGCAGCAGCGATAATAGGGACTTTACAAGCAGGATACACTAACTTTCACTATCTCAGACCAATATGGCAGAAGACTACAGAGAAAGAAGCACTAATAGGAGTAGGAATGACTGGAATAGGGTCAGGAGTTGCTCAGAAGCTGGATCTTAAAAAGGCCGCTCTCATAGTGAAAGAGACGAACGCAGCAGTAGCGAAAGCGGTAGGGATAAACGCAGCAGCCCGTTGCACTACAATAAAACCGAGTGGGTGCATGATACCAGAAACTGAAATAATAACAAATAAAGGTATTCTCTCATTAGAGGATATTTTTAAAATCAATGGATATGACTTATCTGATTTTAAAAATAACGAAAAGCTATTTTTAGAAGTAACAGAGGATATAAAAGTCAAAGATTTAAATGATGAATGGCAACAAATTAATAAATTATACATTAATGGAGTAGAAGAAACGTTTGATGTGGAGTTTGAAGATGGTTTGGTAGTTACAGTTACAGCAAATCATAGGTTTTTAACTAAAAATAGGGGGTGGGTTAGAGCAGACGAATTGAAGGATGATGATGATATTATAAATTATTAGATTAATTTTTACTATTAAGCCTATTATTGTAATTAATCAGATATTTATAATAAAAGGCTTAATTGTGAAAAAAGATATAAAAAAGATTAATAGACTGAGACGACTACTGATTCATCTACTTGGAGAAGAGGGGGGCAACAAGAGATGTGCAAATTTAATGCGAGGGTCTTCTTTAAAAGTATTACAGTTTAAATACGGAAAAGAGTTAGGCTTATTTAAATATAAACAAAAAATAGAAAATGATAAGTTTAAAAATACCCTAAATGGATTCATTAAAAGATACGGGGAGGAGTTAGGTAGAGAGGAATATTTAGAAAAAAATAGTAAACTTTCAGTTAGTATAAATGCTTTAAAATTAAATGGATATAGTGATGATGAAATAAAAGACATTAAAGCAAAACACTCTATTAATTCAAAGACTGACTTGGAAAGCATGATAAAAAAATATGGAGAAAAAGAGGGTAGATTAAGATATAAAAAGAAAATAGACAGTGGGTATTCTTGTAGAGATTATAAATCTGTAATGAAATATTATGGAGTAAGTGAATTAGAAGCTAAACAGTTTGTTAATAAGAATCAATCAAGAGGGTTAGATTATTATATAAAAAAGTATGGTGATAATATAGGAAAGGAAAAATATGATGAGGCTAATAAAAAAATAGCATATTCACAGACTAAAGACTATTATATCTCTAAATTTGGAAAAATTGAAGGCTTAAATAGATATAAAGAATTATGTTATAGTAAAGGAAAATCTGGAAGATTAGAATATTATATAGATAAATTTGGAGAAGTAGAGGGTCGGAATTTATATTCTGATATGATAAAAAAGAAAATTAGTTATTTTCCAGATTTTAGTTCAAATATAGAAAAAGATTTTAATTTATCACTATATGATTTATTAAACAATAAACAAAAAGAGGTATTTTTTGGTTACCCAATAACAAAACCCTATTTTATAAATCTAAACCAGAATGATTATCAAATAAAGTGTATAGTACCAGACATTAAAATAGGAAATACTGTAATTGAATTTGATGGAGATTATTGGCATTCTTTACCTAATAATATAGAGAGAGATAGATTAAAGGATAAGATATATGCTAATATGGGATTAAATTTAATTAGAGTTAAAGAATCAAATTATTTAAAAAATAAGCAATTAGTATTAGAAAATATAATAGAATTAATTAAATATTATGAAAATTAAAAAAATAACAAAGTCTGGAAATAAATTTACTGTTGACATAGAAGTAGATAATACTCATTCATATCAACTAAAAAATAAATCTGTGGTTCATAATACCTCCTCTCTAGTCCTGGGCACATCTTCTGGCATACATGCGTGGCACAGCGAGTACTACATCA